GAATACTGGAAAGAAGCGCCCGCACTTCGATGTGACGGGCGCTGATTTTTTGATCGGGATGCTTGCGAAGAAGCATCCGCTCGACACGCCAGCGATCAAGAAGGCGTTTGAAAAGGCTGGGCGGCAGCCCGGCTCAACGGCGTCGCTTCTCTACACCGGGAAGAAAGACGGCATACTCCAGGTCGGTGAAGGTGGTTACAGCCTCACCAAGAAGGGCCGCGACAAGGCTCGGTACGTCTGACAATTGGAAGTGTAGAGGGACGCCGCCATGGCAAAACCGATGAAGGTCAACATCTATCGCAACTATCGCTTCATCGACAAAGACCCGATGATCGATGCGCTGCGCACGGTGGTGAAATCAGAGAACCATCTTTCCGACTACGCCGCGCAGCAGATCACCGGCGTCTCAACTTCAACCTTCCACAACTGGTTCGAGGGCGGCACGCGCCGCCCTCAGAACGCTTCCTCAACACAAGCTGCCGCCGCGCTTGGTTATGTTCGCCGCGACGAGATGACCAAGGATGGTCGCGTCATCGTCGGCTACGTGAGGGTGCGCGATCTCGATTACCAGAAGGAGATCGAGAAGCAGGCCGATTGGATTCTGTCGCAGCGCGGCCCGAAGCCGAAGCGCAAGCCACGCAAGAAAAGGACCAACGGACATGGCACGACTTGAGGACTTGCTGCCGCCAAACACCGAGACAGAATGGACATGCGGCCACGTCGCTGGCGCCGTATGCGCCGAGTGCTTTCAAGAGCTGGCCCGCCGAGCCAATCAATTGGCCGAGGAGAACATGCGTCTGCATCTGGAGCTGGAGGAGCTGCGGCGTAAATGAACCTGACCCGGATCATCGATCTCAAGGAGCGCATCGCGACGTCGGACGCGTTCAAGCCCGACGAGCGCGACTTCCTCCTGGAGTGCATCGTCACCGCCGTCGGCGAGGAGCGCGCCACTGCCCGGTTCGATCGCAAGGCGTTCCGCCACAAGATCGGCGGGGCGGTCATCGCAGCCCAGAACGACGAGATCGCGCGCGGCACGCCGGTCACCGTCGTGCTGCCGGAACTGATCGCGGCGCTGATGTCGCTCGCGGCGCACATCGCCAAGGGCAATGCGCAGCTCTCCAAGCCCGATTTCCAACGCTGCGCGCGTGAGGCCGCGAAGGAGCAGTGGGAGTGATTGATGGCGCTCGGCCCAGGCAAGTACGATGATCTCTGCACCTACGTGCGCGAACGGACAGGCGGCAGCGTGTTGCTGATCGTGGCCGGCGGCAACAAGGGGAACGGCTTCGCCTGCCAGACCGATCTCGAAACAGCCTTGTTGTTGCCGAACCTTCTGGAGAACGTCGCGGCGCAGATACGCCGCGATGGAGGTTCCCTGCGATGATCAAGTTCAAGGCTGGCAATACCAAGACTGGGCGCGAGCTGATCGGCTTCGGCCTCACCGCAAAGAACGTCGAGCAGCTCAAGGCCGGCAACCCGGTCCATGTGATGGGTGTCGAGATGGGCATCCCGATCGACGTGATGATCTTCTACGGCGAGACCGAGCAGGACATGACGCGCATGCTGATCAAGGAGCACTTGATCGACCCGGAGCGCACCGTGATCCACGACACGTCGAATAAGCCGCGGAGCCAGAATTGAGGAGGAAGCCGGATGCCTGACGACATCGATCGCTACAACGCAGAGATCGAACGCTACAACGCCAAGGTCGACCGCGAGAATCGCGGTCACGAGACGTTGTTCACCGACTCGGAGCGCCAACTCGTGGTCATGCTCGTGACCAAAGCCTGGGTCGAGATCAGGGACGACAGTGGCTTGAAGGCGGAGACGGCCGAGCTGGAGAGCATCCTGCGCAAGATCAACGGCGTCGACAAACTGCTCGTGGTGCGGTCGTGAGGCTTGCTGATCACTTCCTCGCCGCGCGCGGCTCGCTCGCGGACCTGGGCGGCTTCTGCACCTACATGGGCGGGGCGATCAAGGAGGCCCAGCGGTTCGAGATCGCCGACGACGTCGCGCTTGCGGTGCATGGGCTGGTCGACTCCAAGCCGTCCGCGCTCGCGGCGGCGCTGCCGCTGTGCCGGCTGCCATATCCGGTGATGTGGATCGAATGGCGCGGCGGGCTCGGCCCGCACCATCGCGACAATCCGCTGGCGCCGGTTCCGACGCGCCAGGGCGTGCTGATCGAGAGCATGGACGGCCAAGCCGGCTTCATGACGTTCGGATGGATTCACCCACCTAGTGACAAATATGCCGACCTGGACGTCGAGCATCAGGTGAACATCTCGCCGATCTCGATCTATTTCGACTGGCGCCAGGAGGCCAACGTGCGCGACATCGTGCACCGGGCGCACCGGACGATCATGGCGTCGTCGCGCTGCAAGGACGACACGGTGTTTGCAGCGGTCGACGTCTATCGCGAGCAGTTCGAGAAACGATACGTTGACATCCCGCATCTCGACAATCGTACGGCCAAGATGTTTTTCACCGGGTTCCGGCCGCAATGGACCAAGCACGCCGACAGTCAGCGCGAGATCGATGCGATGGCGGAGATCGAGCGCCATGTCTGCCCCGGCATCTCGCCGCACAGCACCGGCCTGATCGCGACGATCATCGCCACCGGCGCCGACATCAACCGGCCCGATCTGGTGAAGCAATTCGTGGCGAGCTGGGAGGGCGACGTCCAAGGTGAAGGCACGTTCGTCGAATGCTTCCTCGCCATGCTCAACTCCAAGAACCCGGTGGTCGAGCACAGCCACCCCGATCTGTCCAAGCTCAACAAGCAGCGCGTGCGCAAGGGCAAGGCGCCGCTGCTCGACTATGCCAGGACGCGGCTCACCATGTCGCGCAGTCAGGCGCGCATCGCCCAGGCGCACGGCGTCGATCGAGAGGCGGCGCGGCAGCACCTCGTGCGCGGCCACTTCAAGATTCGCAAGAGCGGCGTCTACTGGTGGTCGCCATTCCTGCGCGGCGACGCGCGCAAGGGAGCGGTGCCGCGGCAGGAGTACGCGGTGAGATGAGCACTGGAGCCGAGATCAAGGCGCGGCGCATGGCGTTGGGCTGGTCACGCGAGGAACTGGGGCGACGGGCAGGCGTGCATCCGCAGACAATCAATAAGATCGAGCGCGGGAAAACAAAGCATTCGCATTTTATGTCGAAGATTATGCAGGTGCTTGGCATGCAGGATGAGGCCGCCGCTCCGTCAGCGTGCAAGCGATGCGAAGAACTCGCGGTGCGGATCACGCAATGGCGTGAGGCATATTACACCGAAGCCTTCCCCGAGCCCCAGCCAGACGAGTGGCAGCGGGCGCACAAGCTGATGATCGACAACGGCATGACGCTCGGCATGTTCATGGCCAGCAACACCCGTCGCTGTCTCGCATCGTTAAAATTTGAATCGTTGGATTCAGCCGGAAGGAACGTGTGTTGATCCATTGTGGGATGCCCCCAAACCACAAGGAGCGCACCATGAAACTGATCACTCTCGCCTTCGCGATCCTCGGCGTCGGCGTCGCAACGATCGCCCAGGCCGGTCCGCGGATCGTTCCCATCAGCCGCAACTACACGAACCATATCGTCAACGCGCAGTACGTCACGGTGCCGCCGTTCCCGACGCAGCAGCCGCCGCCGCCCTCGTGTCATCAGGTTTGCTGGGCTGGCCGGTGCACCGTGGTGTGCAACTGAGCCATGAAGAAAATCGTCATCACGGCGCTCGCCACGACATTATTCTGGTTCGGCGTCGTCACGGTGCTCGGCCCATACTTGGAGCCAGTGCCCACTCGGATCACTTCCGCCGGCTGAACCTGTTGCACCACTTGTCCGCGTCAATCGGATCGACCACGAGATCACACCGGTCTCGTGGTCGATTTTCATGGAAGTGCTCGCAGATGCCGCAATGTGCCTGGGGCAAGCCTTCGCCGTAGTCGCACTCCTCGTGCGACAGCTTCGCGTCCTTGCCGTACGCGCGCTCGTTCACTTGATTTTCTTGTCGGCCGGCGCCTTGGGCGGCTTCACCTCGCCCTCGCCCTTACCCGGTCCTTCCTTGCCGTACTTCTGATCCTCGTCGGCATTCGGGTTCACCTCGCCGGGATCGCGGAATTCGTCCTTCATCTTCATGAAGTCGCGCTCGCGCCCGAGCACCGGGCCGCCGGCCGCATACGCCGCCTCGCGCGGCTTTGAGCCCTTGGTCATCGGAACGTCCATGATCGATCCTCCTCGCGCGGCGCCCTGCTGACCCGGGAAGTGGCCGCCGTGGGCGTAGTAGAGCCGAACCTGCGCCTTGTTGAAGTGGCGCCCGCTCGGCCCGGTGTAATCGTTAGTCCCGACCTTTTTGAACGGCATGGCTGCCTCACTGTCGCGCCAACGACTCGAACGGCCCAGCGGGTCGCCGCATCTTTTCTTCCCGCTGCAACGCCGTCTCGGCCCTGGCTTCGGCACCCGGCTTGCGTTGCTTGATGTCGAAGAACTGGCCGGCGAGCGCCTGCGCTGCCGTCATCGCGCCACTCTGACCGGGGTAGCGGTTCCAGGCATTCATCACCGTGCCGGCCGGCGTGAACAGCGTGCGCGTCGCAAAATCGGCGGCCTGTCCCGCCTTCACCTCCGGCGGCGATGCCGGCGTGATGATCCGGTTGCCGAAAGCATCGCGGTTGGAATACGCGGTGAGGAGCCCGTGGAACAGCGGCGCGATCGTCGCCATCTCGCCCGCGAGCGCCTCATAGCCCGTCTTGTTGTTGGCGATCTTCCACGCCGTTTCGAGCGGCGAGAGCGGACCGCGCGGCGCGATCTCGGCCTCCTTGTCGCCGGTGATCTGCCGCACCATGGGATCGAGCACCAGCGGCTTGAGCACGAGAGCAAGCGTGCCGAGCGCGAACAGGTTGCCGGCCGCTTCGCGCTTCTGCTGCGCGTCGCCGAACGCGAGCCCCTTGGTGATGCGCGCGAGCGAATTGTAGACGCCGTAATGATAGCGCCCGAACGCCACCAGCGACGGGTCCTGGATCACCTGGGCGATGCCGCGCGAGCCCAGCACCGTGGTCGGGAGGCGATAGTTCGGGATGTGCTGCTCGGCGTGGCTGATCGCCTGCTCCAGCGGCATGCCCTTGCGCTCGTTGACCATGATCTGGTGCGTGAGCAGGATGTCATTCGCCGACCACATCGTGTTCTTGGACCAGTCGTAAAGCCCGCGCACGAGGTTATCGACCGCCTGGGCGCCTTTGCCGAGTCCCATCGTCTCGGCGACCTGCACCCACCGCGACGGGTCGCGCTGAATGGCAAGCCCGATGCCGGGGCCGATCGTGCGCTCAAAGCCGGTATTGCTGACGCCGGGCTCGACCAGGGCGGTGCCGGACCGCAGCAGCCGGCGCTGATACGCATCCTGCGTGACCACCGAGCGATACGCCTGCATCAGCTCGGGCATCAGGCGGCCCCATTCGGTCGGCTTCAACCAATCCCAGCCGCGTCCCACGTACCAGTGCCAGAACGCATTCATCGCGTGCGGGATCGGCGTAAAGAACAGCGTCTTGGTCACCGCCTGCGACGCCGGCCGCAGCCAATCGGTCAGCGGCGACTGGATGCCGGGCATCGAAAAATCGTCGAGCGCGTACTTGAGATGCGGATCGACCGCGTAGCCGCGCATCTGCGGCATCTTCGATTCCTCGTAGCCGAGCGCCCGCGCTCGCTCCGGCCCGCCCTTCTCGTTGAGATTGACAGAGTACGCCTTGAACTTCGGATCGTTCTTGAGCTGGTCGAGATACTCCAGGTGACGCAGCGCCTGACCGAGCGCGAGATTTTCCTGCAGCGCGCTCAGCATCGCGTTCTCGTGATACTCGGCCATGCGACCGTCGGAGAAGCGGGCGTTCTGCGTGATCTCGGGCGTGCGCGCCTGGGTGATCGTGTACTGCTTGCCGTCGATGCCGATCTTGTCGCCGACGGCGAACTCACCCTCGTGCGGCACGGTCGTGTCGTTGCCCTTGTTCCACAGCGTGAGCGTGCCGTCATCGTTGGGCGACACCACGGTGCGCTTGCCGTTGACGTCCTCGACCGCGAAGAACTTGCGTGCCTGCAACGAGCTGGGATTCGTTTTCATCCCGCGCGCAATGCCCTGTACCGGATCGGCGCTCGCGCCACCAACCGCCGCATCCCATGCCGGATTGTAGCCCTTCGCCACGCGATGCAGGTGTGCGGGATCGAGCTGGGAGAACAGCTTGGCCTGATCCTCCGGCTTCCAGTCCTTGGTCAGCACCTTGATCCGCGCGTACATGCGCGCGTTCTCGTCGAAGTACGGCTTGAGGTGCTTGTCATAGAACTGCTGCACGCGATCCGACAGCCGGCCGACCGTGCCGGACTCACGCGCACGGTATAGCTGCTGCTCCACGGCATCGTTCGCCGCCAGCGTCCTATCGGTGCCGGTGAGACCTTCGACATGCTGCCGGGCGACGATCTTGTGCTCCTCGCCCTGCTGGCCGAGCTTGAACAGATTGTCCTGGATGTCCTGCCCCAATGCCTCCTGTCCCGATCCCGCTTTCTTGGTGCGGAAATCCTCCTTCGGCGGCGCGAATGCCTCGCGCTGGCGCTGCCAATACTGGCTCCAGCTTTCGCCTGCACGCGGTTTCAGCTCGCGCGGCGCGACCTCTCGGCCCGCAGCGGGTGCCGGCTTGCCGGAGGTTGGCGGCGGCTTCTCATAGGCGCCGCCCTGGCCGGTGAGCATCTTCAACACATCCTTGAAGGACATGTCGCGCCCACCGGCGCCGACAGCGCCGCTCTCATCGTCGATGAACTTCTTGATCACGCTCGGCTGCGCCGGGCTCGGCTGTCGCTTGCCGAACACCGGCGCCTCGGGCGGCGCTGGAGCTGGTGCGGTCGCCGACGCCGGTGGCTCCGCAGGGGTGGATGCCTGCTGCGGAGCTGCCCGAGGTGCCGGAGCTTCGACCGGCGTCGGCGATGGGGTTGGTACGGTCCCGGCCGGCTGCGTATCGATCGCCTTGTTGATGCGACCGATCAGCGTGGCCTTGTTAAACTTGGCGCCGCTCGGCTGATAAATCTGATCGCGCGGCAGGCCGACGCGCTCGGCGAGCTGCGCGAGATCGTCGTGCTTCATCTTGGCCGATGCCCGTTGCGTCGGCGGCGGTGTGGGCGCAGGCGGCGGTACAGGCGCGGGCGCTGGTGCCGGCGCAGGTGCAGGCATCGGCTGCGGCATTGGCGGTGGCGTCGGTTCGGGCGGCGCACCGGGCGGTCCCGGGCGTGGTGCCTCGGTGGCCGCACTCGGCCCTCTCCAGCCTGGGCGCTGCGCCTCCGGCGGAACTTGCATCGGCGTCGCCGGGCCGGCAGGCAGCTCCGCGCGCGGAGGCGTCGGAACGGACGGCGTGATCGATCCCGGGTAACGCTGGTCCCAGATTTCCGGCGGCGCGGTCGGTGGGCGCGGCGGAGCTGGCGGCTGAAACTCCGGCTGCGCCTGCTGCCATACCTGCGCGCCGCGGCCCTGCGCGTAGCCCGCGGGATCGACCTTCGCCGAGATCGCCGCCATCTCGTCGGGCTTGATGTCGCCCGTGGTGACCGACGGCGTCTCGACCGACGGCGTGAGCTGCGCCTGCTCCCACAGCGCCGGCCGCGCAACCGGCTCGGGCGGCGGTGTCGGCAGCGCCGTCCGCTTGCCGAACTTCGGATAGCGATCGGGCGAGCGCACGGGCGCGAACTCGGTAGACGGCGCATTCGCGGGCTTGACCGCGACCGGCGCCGTTCCCTGCGTGTTGTCGGGCGACTTGGGCGTCTGCGCTTGCGCGTGCGCCTGCTCGGCATCCGTTCGCATCGGTGTCGACAGATCGACGTCGGCCGGAACGCCGCCGATGTTGCGCGGCCCTGGCTCCTGGCCCACCACTTCGCCCTCGGGCACGCCAGCCGCGGGACTTCCCCGCAGCGGCTCGGGCTCGGCCGACGGTTGCGGCGCGGGCGCAAGCGCCTCTTGGATCGTGGGATCGGTCGGCTCGCCCGTGGTGGTCGGCTTGCCGCGGATGACGTCTTGCAGTCGGTTGTAACCCTGGACGCGAGCACGGGCCGCAGCCACGCCAGGAACATTCGCGACGGCTTCCTCAACCCCTGCGCGCGGCCTTGCAAAGAGCGCACCGACGCCGGCCGCAGCCGCGATCCTGCCGGGACTGAGCGTGCCGGTATCGCGATATTCGGACAGCCCTTCAAGGCCGCCGCCGAGCACGGCACCAACGCCGCGCCCCAGCGCGTTGACGCCGCCGTATCCCATCCCGATCAGGTTGGGCGCCATGCCGGCCACGAAGCTGGTCGTGGGGAATTGCTTCTGGGCCGCCGCGCCATATTGGTCGACCAGCTCCTTGAGGTGCGCGTGCTCCAGCGCCTCGTCCTGCGCCTTGTCGGCAACCCAACCGAGCCCCAGTGCACCAGCGAGACCGCCGATCAGCCCGCCCGCCGGAATCGACAGACCGCCGGTGAATGGCGCCGCCAGCGCGCCCAACCCGGCACCGTATTCGGAGCCGATGACTGCGCCGCCAAACCCAGCGAGTGCGGGTGCAAGGCGACGTCCCGCCGAGATGCCCGCAGCCTCCACCGCGCCAGGAATGCCTTTCGCAAGCCGCGGCTTCTGCACCTCCTGCACGAGATCGTTGAACTTCACCGGAGCGCCAACATCTTGCGCTGGCGCGGTCTCGGGCGCCTCCACGTCGGCGGGCTGCGTCTGCTGCACGAGATCGCTGAACTTCATCGGGGCGCCGGTCGTGTCATCGACCGGACCGCCCTCCTGGAACGATCGCACAGCTCGCCGACGCGGACGCTGGCGCGCGGCCATGTACGCTTGCCACTTGGGCGGCGCGCTGCGCGAGACGGTGAGGCGCTGGTTCATCGCTCTCGGACAACCTGATGAGTGTCGGCGTAGTAGGCGTTGCCGTCATCACCCTCGTAGAAGAAGCGGCCAACATCGGATCGACCGGAGCCGGACGGAATTTGAAAGAGCTGCCGACCGCTGCCTTGCTGCTGCGGGATCGACTGCGTGGGCTGCCCGACCGGCACGTTCGCCCCGGCAATCTTCAAGTCGTCGCCAAGGCTGCGCCCCGTGGCATTGCGATAGAGATCGGGGATGTCCTCGGGCGATATGCCGGGCGTCGCCGCCATTTTGTTCACGAACGCATACGCGCCCCTGGCCTGCGCCGAGTTTGCATGCTCCGCAGCATTCTTTGCGGCGATCTGCAGCTTGTTGACGTCGTGACCCGACGCAATCTTCTGGATCACCACATCGTGCGCGCTCTTGGCGGCAGCGGCGATCTTCGCCGACTCGGTGTGCCACTGCGACCCGACCCGTGTTTTTTCAAGCTCGGCAGCCTGCTTCTGCTTGCCCTGACGGACCGTCGCGAGATACTGGGCGCGCTTGGCTGCCATGCCCTGACTGGTTTGCCATCCAGGAAACAGCGTGTTGGCGTCGTCGATGTCGACCGGGTCGACGCCGCGCAGCTTCGCCTCTGCAGCGTTCCGCGCAGTCTGCCTCTCGGCGGCCGACGTCGCGTTGCGATACACGAGCTGCCCGTCCGGCCCCACTGCCACCGACGGTGTCTGATCTGCAGGCGGCGTACCGGGCGCCGGCAGGCCGAGCTTCTGGTTCTGCGCAGCGATTGCAGCCGGCGAATAACCGCGTGGCTGCGTTGGCGCGGCGCCCGTTGCTTCCGCTGGTGCGGCGGCTGCCTGACCGGAAGTTGGCTGCACGCCGGTGAGATCGAGCGCGCCCGGATAGGCTCCTGGTCGCACACCTGCAGCCGGCGCCGTAGCTGGCGGCGCCACGGCCGGTGCAGTCGCAGCAGCAGCCGGTTGGGCGCCAAAGTATTTGTCGATTTCACTCCTGCCCGGGGCGCCCTTGAAGGGGTCCCACGGGATCACTTCATTGATCGTAGGAGGCGGCCTATTGGCTGCCTGTTCACCGATCGTCTCATCTGTCGGGAGCTGCCACGCCTGCGCCGGTGTATCGACCGAGCCTGTCGTGTCCGTATCGATGGCCTCGGCGGGCAACCGCTGCGTTGCCCGCTCGCGCTCCTCATCCGTCAGGCCCTCGCCAACATTGCCGGTCAGCACATCCTGATCCCCCGGCCGCCCGCCGAAATACTGCGCCGCTGCATCGGACCCCTTCGGCGTGACGGTGCCCGCCTGTCGCCCAGGCTGGAACACCGACACGGCGTCGAACATCGAGCGCGGCCCCTTGAGGAAGCCGGTGAACGCCTGCGGCGAGAAATCCTGATACTGCCGCACACCATCCGGCCGCGTGACCGTCATGCGGATGCCGGTGCCGGTGGGCTCGAACTGCCAGTTTTGTCCGTCCGGCACGTTCTGAAACGCGAGGTTTGCCGCATGCGCCGCCGCCTGCAAATTGTCCTGGTCGGCCGCGACCGCCGCGAACTGCTTGGAATGCTCGTACTTGTTGCGGAAGCCCTGCAAGACTTGCCACTGCGCATCGAGATTCGGTTGCGTGACGATGGCCGCGAGCTTGCGATCGTTCGGGTCCATCGTGCCGGCCGGATCGACTTGGCTCTCCGCTTGCTGCGTCGGTACCGAGTCGGCGCCGCTCAGATAGCTCATGACGTCGCCACCAGGAACGGCGGGGGCCGGCGGCGGCGTGACCGCACCGGTCGTATCATCATCGTCGTCGAGCGATCCCCCATCGTCGAACGCATTCACCACCGGACCGCCCGTCAGATAGCCGCCCGTCGGGATCGCGCCCTGCGGCTGCGGCTGCTGCGGCTGCAGCACGCCGTGCTTGCGCCGACCATGCTGCAAGACGCGCTGCACCTGATCGAGCAACGGCGCGATGTTGCGGCGACCACGCGGTCCGTCCGGCACGGCGCCGCCGGCCTCCTGACCCCAGTTGAACTGCCACCGCTGATAAGGAACGCCGGTCATCGCGCTGACCAACTTGTCGGCGCCCCACTGACCGAGGGCGTTGGCATTGCCGAAGAAGCCCCTCTGCGCAGCCGGCGTCGGCGCCTGTGGCGCTGGCGCTGCTGGTGGCACCGCCGGTTGCGTTTCAGGCGCTTGAAGATCGGGCGGCGGCTGGCCCTGCAGTTGACCGCCTACATCGTCAAGCGGCTGGGTGAGAATACCGGGGATGTTCGGAGTACCGCCCGTGATGTCTCGCGGGTCATAGCCAAGCGCACCGCGGACGACATCGATCGCATCGTCCTGCTGACCATTGCCGCCGCCGTCATCCGTGTCGATCGCGCCGCCTTCCTGCGCGTAGAAGCCGAGCGACGGCCCCGCCACGCCTGCAAGGCCGTAAGGCGATCCCGCGAATGGCAACGCCGACGCTTGGTCGGAGCCCGTCGACGGCGGCTGCGGCGTGCCGGGCGCGGTCGCGTACGGATCGGCGCCGGGCGGTGCGCGGCCGGGCGCACTGCCGGGATAGTAGCCGCCAGGATCAATCGCGTTCGTGACCATCAGATCGCTCCCGGGATCGCGGGCCGCGGCGGCGGCATCATCGGTCGGGAGCGGAATGTCGGTCGCTGATTGAGCGCCGGCTTCATCTTCGGCTTGGCGGTGGCGCCGGCCATCTCCTGCCGCGCCTTGTCGATGTGGTGCTGATAGAACTTGCGCCCCTGCCACAGCGCGACGTCGCGCGGAATCACGTACTCGTGCGCGCTCAAGCGCGACGGCACATCGTCCTGGATGGCGCCCGCGCTCGGGCTCGCGCTCGGCGGAACGATGCCGCCGGTGGTCGGCCCCATCGGCTGCGGCGGCGGCATACCGGTGTCGATCGCACCGCCCGACTGCGCGTAGGTGTCGCCGCCGTAATCACCGTAATCACCATAGTCACCGCCAGCCGTGTCGTAGCTGCCGCCCATGTCGCCCTGGTCGCTGTAGCTGCCAGGATCGGTGTAGCCGCTGTCGCCGCCGCCGGTGTCGACAGGCGTGAAGTCGCCGCTGGGAGTGCTCCACTGCGAACTCATGCCACCGGGATAGCTGCCGCCCGCGCCGCCGCCACCACCACCGCCGCCGGTGTTGATCCTGTCCTGATATTCGCCCGGCTTGCCCTGGT